TAAAATTATTTGGCTCATATGCAATAAATGTTATATGGTCTAAAGATAAAACTAAAATTGCAGAAATATATCACATTCCTGTAGAGCAAATACGTATTGGTAAAAAGAATGATAGTGGAGAGGTGGAAGAGTATTATGTTTCTAGTGATTGGAGTAGGTATAGACAAAAGGAATATGCACCACGTATTGTAAAAGCATATGATACACAAGATAGAACTGAAGCATCACAAATAATTTATTGTGGTATTTATTCGCCTGGTATGGAGGTGTATCACACTCCTGATTACTTATCATCTATGAATTGGATTTTAACTGATCATTTAACATCTGAGTACCATTTATCAAATATAAAAAATGGTTTTCATCCTAGCTTTTGGATTAATTTCAATAATGGTGTGCCTACAACTGAAGAGAGATATAAAATAGAGCAACAAATTAAAGATAAATTTACAGGAGTTAATAGTGGGCGTTTTGTACTTACATTCAGCGATGATAAAAACAATGCACCTGATTTACAACCAATACAAGTAAGTGATGCTGATAAACAATATACTGTTTTAAATGAATTATGCATACAGAATATTATGATTGGGCATCGCGTTACATCACCTATGTTATTAGGAGTTAAAACTGAGGGTCAATTAGGTGGTAGAGATGAGCTTTCTACAGCTTTTGAGTTGTATTCTAACACAGTTGTTAATCCAATGAAAGATCTTGCTTTAAAAGGGCTTAGAATGGTGTTAAATGTAAACAATTTAAATCTTCCTATATCATTAAGTGAGGTATCACCTCTTTCAAGTATGTTTGATGCTGATGTATTAAAAGATGTATTGACACAAGATGAGATAAGAGAGCAGTTAGGATATGAGCCATTAGCACAAGCAGAAGAGGTAAATAGTAGATTTTCAGAAGAAAGTGCATTAGATCACTTTTTAGCTAATTATGGTGAAGATGAAGATTTAGAAAATTGGGATTTGATAGATGAGGAAGATGCTAGTGATGAGCATGAAGATTTTGATTTTGCTTACAATTTAGAAAAAATGTATTTTGCTAGAACAGGTACATCAAAAGCAGAACGTAAAAGTGAGCAAGATGGTATAGATAGAGATATTAACCTATATAGAGTAAGATATGTATATGCAACTAAAGGTGGACATACAAGCGAAAGAGAATTTTGTAAAAAAATGGTTGCTGCGAATAAAGTATATCGTAAAGAAGATATAATAGGTCAAGCACATTCATTATCAAGTATAAGAGCTAATCCTGATTTAGCAGGTAATGATAGTGGTATTTACAATATATGGAAGTTTAAAGGCGGTGCTAACTGTCATCATAGATGGTATCGTAGAATATATCAAACAAAATTTGGTAATAGACCTAATTTAGAAGATGATACAATAATTACAACAACAAAAGCAAGATCAAAAGGATTTAGACCTGTACCAAATGAGCAAGAAGTACCAGTTGCACCTATTGATATGCCAAATAAAGGATATAAAAATTAAATAATAAAAAAATGGAAAAATTTTATAAAGAACTAAAATTAGCTAAGGAAAAATTAATAAAAGCAAATCTTAAAAAGTATAATGTTAAATTGTCTATGATTGATGATTTAGATGAGGTATTAGGTAGGTTATCTTATTTAGTTGAAGCAACTGATGAAGCAATAGATGAATTTCAACAAAAAAGAATGTTGGCTGCAGATATTTTACGTTTTGACTTTAGAGATTCTTTAGCTGAAGCTGAGGGTTATATTGATGATTTAACAGATGGTATAGCAAAATTAGGAATTGATAAGCCTGATGAGTTAGTAGCACTAGAGTCAAGACTAGATGATATTTATGATGAAGAAAAAAGATTAGAAGATGCTATGGCACAAGCAGGGTTTAAAATAAATTAATAAATGGCAGTACTTTTTATATCAGAAAATAAGTTAAAAAAATCTACTACTATAAATGGTAATGTAGATGTGGAATTGTTACGCCCACACATGAAGATCGCACAAGATGTTCATATACATACTAAACTAGGTACTGATTTATATAACAAATTACAAAGTGACATCACAGGTGGTAGCTTAAGTGGTAATTATCAAACACTTGTAGAGGATTATATACAAGATTCATTAACGCATTGGACATTATATGAAGCTATACCATTTTTAGGCTATAAAATAATGAATAAAAACATAGTGCGTAAAACAAGTGAAACAAGTCAAAATGCAGGATTAGATGAATTAAACTATTTACGTGAGATTGTTCGTAATACTGCTGAATGGTATACCGAACGTATGATTGACTGGTTAAGACATAATAATCATTTAGTGCCTGAGTACAATACAAACACAAATGAAGATTTATCGCCTACAAAACAAAATTATTATAGTGGTATGAATTTACATCCTATGAGAAAGCGACCAGGTGGTATATATTTAGATGATTTTTTAACGCCTGATTTAAAACCATAATGTATAGACCTAAAGCAAGTAACGAAAGAAAATTAAAAACATATTTAAAAAAATGCAAAAAATAGTTTTTACAATATTAATATTATTTGCTACAAATAATTTATTTGCACAATTTAATTTCTTAAAATATGCAACTGTTTACACATCTGTTAATGTAAACAATGCCTTATTTATGCAAGGCAACTATCAAATGATAGAAAATCAATTAGTCAATTTGACTAGAGAAAATCCATATGACTTTACAATAGCACTAGGTATTAGAAAATTAGCACGTTTTGAGTATCAAAGTAAACCAGGTAATTTCTATGATGGTACAGAAAAATATATAAGTGATAACTCTATTATTGGTGCAGTAAAAGGATTAGAATATAAAGCACAAGTAGAATTAAAAAGACAACAAGGTAGAGAATTTGAAAATAGACATATTTCTTTACGTTATATTGGTGATTATTACACTATAAAAGCAGAACAAAGATTTAATGGTTTAGCAGATATTAAATACTCTAATATAGATACAAGATTAAGATTAAAAGCAGGTAACAAACTAAACTTTACTTTTGGTGTTATGAATAGTTGGCGACCATTAGGTTATGAGTATAATGCAATACAACAATATATAGATGATGGTAACATGTGGTATCAACTTGCATATGACTATAATTATACTGATCAATATTTCTATATAGATGGTAATCAAAATGGTGAAGATGATTGGTTTGATTATTATGACTGGAATTGGTATAATGAAGATGGAATACAAATAGCACAAAGTGATCACGAATTTTATAAATATCATTTTGGTAAAGTAGTTAGAGAATATACTTTAGATGTACAAGATAGTTTAGGTATGGTACGTGAAATGAGTATTGCTATAGGTAGTAGTTTCTATCATTATGGAGATAGGTTTTGGCTACATGCATTTGCAGATGTATATCCTAAAAGATGGTTGCAAGATGATATAGCAGAACAAACACTAAGATATATAGAATTAGAGCAAGATAGAGTAGATTATACAATAGGTTTTGTTCTAGGAACAAAATTAGGTAATAAGAAAAAATTTGGAATATTTATAGAGGGTGATTATAATGATATGTGGGGTAGAGAATGGTATAATTTAAAAGCAGGTATTAACTATTTATTTTTTTAATATGAAAACAATATGTGATGTATTATCATTTTTAACATTCGGTTTAGTATGTTTTAATAAATGTGATAAAAAGTGTAAAAAGTAATGGCTACAGAAATCAACAAAGAAACAAAATTAAAACTTAGTTTAGAAACAATAATAAGTTTAGGTTTTGCATTAGTAAGTATAACAGCAGTTTACTTTACTTTAAAAGGTGATATAGCAACTGCTATGGAGATGCCTAAACAAGATGTTACAAGAACTGAGTTTGATTTGCGTATTGAAGCAATAGGCAACCAGGTTATGTACAATGGCGAGCAGTTAATGGAAATTAAAGAAACTTTAAAAAAGGTTGACGAGCGATTATATGAAGTTAGTAAAAGATAATAAATACTCAGTTATATTTCTAATATATATACTATTCTTATTGTGCTTAATTAAAGTATCTAAAGCACAAGAAACAATAACTAATTTAAATAAAACAAAATCAGGCATTGTAGTATTACAAATTAATGCTGATTTTAACAAAGCAAATACATTAGATTTAAGCAACTTAAATGATTGTGTAGTGTATTATATGGACATAGCACACGCAAGTAGCTTAAATGTAAGCAAAGTGCCTACTGTGATCATATTTGATGGTAAAGAGCAAGTAAGGTATGAAGCTAATATAATGATGAAGTTAGAAGCAACACGTAAAGATGTTCAAAACTTTGTTGATAACATAATTTTAAACAAGTTTAACTAATGGCTAAGGGAATTAATTTTACATTTAGAGCAAAACCTAAGAAAAAACGTAAAAACATACATTCTAAAAATAGATCAAGAACAAAAGGAGGTAAGCAATTCCTAAAGCTATATAAAGGTCAAGGTAGATAATGGAATTAATCGTATTAAGATTTAGCAGTCAAGAAGATAGTACAAGTGGTTTATTATTTGAACGTACAGATTTAGGTAATAATTTTTTATGTTATACATTAGAAGATGAACGTAGAGCATTAAAAATACCAGGTGAAACTAGAGTACCTGCAGGTATATATGATATAGAGTTTAGAACTGAGGGTGGCTTTCATAATAGATATAGTAAAAAATTTGCGTTTCATAAAGGCATGTTACAAGTTATGAATGTACCCAATTTTGAATATATACTATTACACATAGGTAATGATGATAGCCATACCGCAGGGTGTTTATTAATCGGAGATAGTCAAGAAAATAACATCATAATAAAAGATGGTTTTATTGGAAAATCAGGTAATGCTTACAAAAGAATATATCCTAAAATTGCAAAGGCATTAGAAAATGGTGAACGTGTTACAATACAATATATAGATTATGCTTAATAACATATTTGGTAATATAATAGGTAAAGTAGTAGATAATGCTGAGGGAATACTCGATAAAGTTATTACAACTGACAAGGAACGTGAAGAGGCAAAGATACAACTACGTAAAATATTGTTAGATGCTGAGAAAGAAGCATTTAATAAAGAGGTAGAAGATAGGAAAGATGCAAGATCATTATATAAAGATGATGCAATTATACAAAAGATATTAGCAACTTTATTTACTATAGCATACTTTGGTATAACATACGTAATGTTTAGCTATTTTGTTACAAGTACCTTAGATTTAGGTGAGTTTGAAATTAGTTTTATATCTACAATTTTTGGTGCTATGTCAAGCAAAGTTAATACTATCATTGATTTTTTCTTTGGTGGATCTGCAAATAAAAATGGACAACAAAAACAATAGATTTAGGTTAAAACCACACGAAATTACAATACTAAAAGATATACGTAAGCCTAAAGTAAATCGTTTAGTAATTGGCGATATTCATCTACCCTATACACATAAAAATTATTTAAGTCATTGTCAAAGAATAGCAGAACTCTATAATTGTACTGTATTTTCAGCAACTGGCGATGTTATCGATTCTCATTTTGGTAGCTTTCATTCAACAAATACACAAACACACGGTGCTAAGTTTGAATTAGACATGGCTATAGAACAGATGAAAGAATGGAGTAAAGCATTTCCAAAAGTAGATGTAACTATTGGAAACCACGATTTGATAGTACATCGTAAAAGTGAAGAGGGTGGAATAGATAAAAGGTGGATAAGAGATTTTAGTGATGTGTTAGGTTGTCCAGGTTGGAACTTTCAAGAAAAATTTGTGCATGATGAAGTGTTATATGTGCATGGTACTGGTTGTAGTGGTAAATCTATAATGAAGAGAGTACAAAATTGGGGGCTTTCTATGGTGCAAGGCCATATACATACAGAAAGTTTTGCAATATATACTGCATCTTTAAATGATCTAAAATTTGGTGTACAAGTTCCTTGTGGAATTGACTACAAAAGTTGGGCGTATTCTTATGCTAAATTTCATACTGCGAAACCAATATTAGGGTGTGCAGTTATTCTAGATTCAGGTAAATTACCTATAATTTGTCCTATGGAATTATAGTTATTAACAACTACTTTAATCTAGTATTGTTAATTATTTCTTTACTTTCTCAACAATTTTCTGTTAATAATCAATTATTTTTTGTATATTTGTCTTGTGTTTGCAATTAAGCAACACACTAAAAACAAAACAATGACAAAACAAGAAAAATTTGAATTACAAAAATTACTCTACAAAATTATGACAATGGGAGATTGTAATTCAATGATTAGATTAAGATTTGACAAAACAAAAAGAAAAGATTGGCAAAAATTTATGCTTGAATTTATAGACAAAATTAAATAACTAACAACACTAAAAACAAAACAATGGACAAAGACAAATTTAAAGAACTATTAACCACACAATTTAATGTTGTTGATGGTGATGCACCTATAAATGTACAAAAAGTAACATTTGGAGATGTTATGTTTAATATTGAAAAATATAAAACTTATTTAGAAAATAAAATATCTGCAAATAAAGAATTAAAAATACAGTACACACAAGAAGATAATACTGAAATGATACATTATTGTCAAGGTAAAATTAATACTTATAATGAAACAAAAGATATGTTAGATGATATACAACAACAAATTTATAAAAAAGTATTATAATGAATAAAAATGAAAACCCATTACACGCACTATTTGGTGTATTGTTTATAAGTGGTATATTCTGTATGTGTTTTACATATACTGGACATAAAATAGTAAAAGAATTATTAACATTAATTATTAAATAAAATGATAAAAAAAGGAGTAGTAACACAAGCACAAGCAAATGGAACATGGGAGGGTAAATTCGGTCTTATGTATAAACATGAGATTACATTTGATAATGGAGATAGTGGTGAATATAGTAGTAAATCACAAGATCAAACAAAATTTATAGTAGGTCAAGATACTGAATATGAATTTATAGATGGTAAATTTCCTAAGATAAAACCAGTCAATACATTTCAACAAGGTAATTTTACAACTAAAGCAAAAGATGATGTACAAGAATATATAGTAAAACAAAGTAGTTTAAAATGTGCTACTGATTTTATTATAGCTAATGGTGGTGATGTTAAATCTATTATAGATACTGCTGAAATATTTACAAACTGGGTGCTAAAAGGAGAAAAACCTAGTAGTAATAATATGCCTTTTTAGTTATGAGTTATTTTAAAAATCATAAAAAGAAAACTATTCAAATCTTAAATCATGTTGCAAAACATATGAAAGAAAGTGATTTTGATTATGAGATGATAGATTTAGAATTAGCATTAGAAGAGGCAAAAACACATTATTATCATTATTTAAAAATGAAAGATGATGATAAATACAAACCGAATATTGAACATAAAAGTTATAAGTAATGAAAAATATATATTATACAGATACAGGTTTAGAAATAAAATATTTAATACATAAAGATAGTGGTGATTATTTACAACCACCACATAATGAAATAGAAATAATATCAATTTGTTATAATGATATTGACATAACTAATTTAATGTATGAAACATCAGAGCCATATTTAGAAACTTTAATAGAAAAAATAGAAGATGATACAAAAAGAAATTAATAAAATAAAATTTATAGCAGAACAGTATTTAGATATACCATTAGGCTCAATAGATGGTGAGAAACGCACACGTGATATTTCATTAGCAAGAATGGTAGTAGGTGCTTTTATAATTTGTGATTTAGATATAAGTATCGGCAAAGCATGTAAACTTTTAAATAGAGATAGAACTAGCTTTTATTTTTATCAAAAAAAATATAAAGAGTATATGAGTGATTGTAAAATTTATCCTGAATATATAGAGTTATATAATTTTATACATGATACATATATGAACGATCAAAAGAGTTTGTTAAAAGATGCTAATACAAAAAACTGGCTATATAAATTAGAAACAGTAAAAAACCATCAAAAAATTATTGATAGAAAAATGAAACAAATTGAGAAAGAGGCAAAAATGTTAGGCATATGAAAAAAATAGTAGTTAAGAAAAAAACAGATTATACAGTAATATCTAATGTGTTTTTACGTGATGAAAAACTATCACTTAAAAGTAAAGGTTTATTAGCATATGTTTTATCATTACCGAATGATTGGGTTTTGTATGTTACTGAATTATCAAATCACCATAAAGACGGCACAAGTGCTATTTATAGTGCTTTTAAAGAATTAATAGAGCATGGATACGTAAGGAGAAAACGTGAACGCATAGATGGTAAATTAAAAGGTATTGATTATATTATATCAGAAATGCCTATATTAGAAAACCTTAATGTTGAAAACCTTAATCAAGAAAATCTTAATAAAGAAAATCAAGCACTACTAAATACTAATAATAACAAAGTAAATAATATACAAAGTAATTATATATTAGAGTGGAATGATATAGCAATACAAATAAATTTTAATGATCTTGACAACTTTATAGATTATTGGACAGAAAAAAGTCCATTAGGAAAAAAGATGAGATGGCAAAAACAAAAGACATTTGATGTAAAAAGGAGAATGTTAAGGTGGCAAAGAAATAATTTTAATAAGCCTAAAGTATCACAAACAAAACACATGCTTAATGTATGGCAAGAGGCTAAAAAAATAATTAATAATGGATAAAATATGGCATAGATTTAATACAGATATTAAAGCACTCAAAAATGATTGTGTTGATGTTATTAGTAAGTGTTATTTAATGTTAGGACAAAAGCCTGATGCACAACAAGTTGTAACAATGGCTAGTTTATTATATTATGATTTAATAAATAGATATTCTACTATGACAATACAAGAGGTGCAATTTGCTTTAGAGAAAGGCATAAAAGATGGTGATGATCTAAATTGTTTTATAAATGCTAGAAGTTGGAATGTATGGTTAAAACAACATAAAAAAAGTGAGCAATTAAAAAGACAACAAAAACTAATTACAGATTATCAAAAACACGAGCAAAACATTAAAGCAATAGATAGTACAATAAATAAAGCAAAACAATTAAAATGAAAGTGTTAGAATTATTTGCAGGTAGTCGTAGTATAGGAAATGTCGCAGAAAAATATGGTTGTAAAGTTTTTAGTGTTGATATTATAAATTTTAAAAAAATAAATTTAGTTAAAGATATTTGTAATGTAAATATGAATGACATTCCTTTTTATCCTGACATGATTTGGGCATCACCACCTTGTACATATTTTAGTGTAGCTAGTATAGGACATCATTGGAACGAAGATCATACTCCAAAAACTAAAGAAGCTATAAAAGGCATGGAAATTCTTGAAGCTACTTTAAATCTTGTTTTAAGCTATAAAAAAAGCATATATTACATAGAAAATCCAGTTGGTAAAATGCGAAGAAAAATAAAAGGAATAAACAGAACAACAATTACATATTGTAGTTATGGTGACAATAGAATGAAGCCAACAGACATTTGGAGTAATAATATATTTGACATATTTAATATAAATGGTTGGAAACCGAAGTCACAATGTTTTGCAGGAAACAAAAAATGTCACCACGAAGAAGCACCAAGAGGTAGTAAAACTGGAACTCAAGGACTTAAAAATAATTATGAACGCAGTAAAATACCTGAACAATTATGTAAAGATATTATTGAAGCAACAATTTATAAACTAAAAAAATAAAATGAATATATTAATATTAACATTAGCTATATTATCTTTACTATATACTTGTATATGGTTAGCAGTAGATAATATGAATTATAAAAGAAAACAAAAAAAATTTAAAGATAGAATTAACAAATATTAAATAATTATGAAACTAAATCAAAAACAAAAGGTATTAAGACATTTAAAAAACTATGGTAGCATCACGCCATTAGAGGCATTTAATGATTATGCAATTATGAGATTAACAAGCAGAATATGTGAGTTAAAAGATGAGGGTTATAATATTAAATCAGAATTAATAAGTAGCACAAATAGATTTAAAGAGAAAGTATCATTTAGTAAATATACACTTTGTGAGTAAATCAAAACTTGTAAAAAAACTAGATCAAATATTCAGTAAGTACATTAGATGGTATTATGCTGATGCTAATGGTTATGTATCTTGCTATACTTGTGGCACTACTAAACCAGTAAAAGAAATGCAGGCAGGACATTTTCAAAGCAGACGACATTATGCAACTCGCTGGTTATCAGATAATTGCAGACCACAATGTGTAAAATGCAATATGTTTATGCAGGGCAATATTTGGATTTATGGTAATAAGCTAAAAGCAGAAATAGGTGAAGATAAATTTGATAAACTTATACAATTATCAAACACAAGTGTAAAACGTAGTAAACAAGATTATGAAGATATGATAAAATACTACAAAGATGAATTAAACAAATTTATGTGAATAACTAATTTTCAACAACTTACATATTGCTTATTTATTTTTGTAAACTTGACTTGTGCAACTAACACAAAAAGAATATAATAAATTATTATCTATTGCAAGAAATATATGTAAAACAGATTTTGTAGAAGATTTGTTACATGAGGCATTGTTTGTATGCTTAAAGTACCCACCTGAAAAAATGGAGTTTATCAAAAAAGATGGTAAACTCTTTTTTTTTGTAGCACGTATAATGGCTAATATGTATCATAGTAAAACAAGTCAATACTATTATCAAATAGCTAGGTTTTACGATAAGCACACTTTACAAGATTGCAATAAAATACAAAAATTTATATTTACTAATGAAACTAATAATAGACAAAAGATAGAAACAATAGAGATAATTTTAGATGAACTCTATTGGTATGATAAAGAATTATTTAAATTATATTACTTTGGTGAATTAGATGGTAATAAATATACACTATCTTCATTAGCAAATAAAACAGGTATAAGTAGGCGTAGTATATTTACTACAATTAAAAATGTAAAAACATACATAAAAAAAAGATTAGATGAAATTAGAAGAGTTGATTAAATATACAGATTATAATGTACCTGCAATAGAATTTTATAATGAATATGGAGATTTAGAATATGTAGCAAATTTAAATGAATTTGAGTTTGATGATATAGATGTAGTATATGGTAGATGGTTTGAGCCATATGGAATAGTTAAAATAAGAAGAAAATATGAAAAAACCGAATTTGATGATAAAAGCATATAATCTACTTAAAGCTAGTTATAGAAGATCTGTAAGTGGTTTTGAAGATGTAGATGAAGTTACTTTTTATGATAGAGTACACACTTGTACAAGGTGTGATAAATTTGATTATATAGAATATGAATGTACTGTATGTGGCTGTCCTATAGAAACTAAAGCAAAATGGAAGTCAGAAACATGTCCTAAAAATAAATGGTATGAAGTTAAGTAAAGAACAAAAGGAGAAAGTAGAATATATTTGGAAAGGTATTAAAACAGGTCAAGCTAAAAGTCATCACTATAAGGTAGAGATGATTAAGTTTTATAATGAGATGAATAACAAAAAATATAAATATACAACTGGTTGTAGTAGTTGTTTAAATACAATATATAAATATTTTGAAATGTTAGTTGAAACTAAACCAAAAAAAACTAAAAAGAAAAATGCAAGAAAAAAGTAAATATTATTATGATTTTACTAGAAACATGAAATGTGATGAAATGTTAGAAGATGAAAACAAAGTACCTGCATACTATGTAGGGCGTAAAGGTATGATGGCTAAAGATGTTATATATGAGTTTGATTTATCATATAATTTAGGAACTGCATGTAGTTACATTTTACGTGCAAAACGTAAACACAAATCACCAATAGATTGTATAAAAAAAGCTATAGCACATTTAGAGTTTGAAATAAATAATTTAGAAAATGAAAGTTAAATATGTAAAACCATATGAGGTAAAAGTAAATTCTAATAATCCTAGATTTATAAAAGATAATAAGTTTGATAAATTAACACAAAGTGTTAAAGATTTACCACAAATGTTAAAAATGCGACCAATAATTGTAGATGATGATATGATTATATTAGGTGGTAATATGCGTTATCAAGCATGTGTTAAAGCAGGTTTAGATAATATACCTATTATACAATACACAAAAAAAATGCATGAAAGTTTAGATACTGATAAAACATATGAACAAACATGTAAAGAAATTATTATAAAAGATAATGTAGGTTTTGGAGAATGGGATTGGGATATATTAGCAAATGAATGGAATACAGTAGAATTAACTGATTGGGGATTAGATGTATGGCAAAACCAAGATGATTTAATAGAGCCTGATTTTAATGATTTAACAGATGATAATATAAATAAGCCACCTGTTATTAAAATTACTTTTGCAAATGAAAATGATTTACAAAATGCAGAAACAGAAATAGCAAAAATAGTTAGTAAATACAATAAGGCAATATATTCAGTAAGTGCTGGAGAATTATGATATTAAAAAAGGCATCACATAAAGCTATAAAGTATGCATGTTTAAAATTTCATTATAGTAAAAGTATGCCTGTAAATGTATTAGGATTTTCAGTATTTAATAAAAAAAATGAATGGTGTGGTTGTATTGTATATGGTTTAGGTGCTAATAATAATTTAGCAAAGTCATTTAATGAGCCACAAGGTAGTGTAATAGAATTAGTTAGAATGGCTTTGAATGGTAAACAAGAAAGCACAAGCAAAGCGATGTCATTAAGTATAAAAATATTAAAAAAATATTTACCTTTAGTTAAATTAATTGTAAGTTATTCAGACATGGCTCAAAATCATAAAGGTATTATATATCAAGCATGTAATTTTTACTATGTCGGTTACACACAAAGTAGGAGTGCAATAGATCCACAAGACGGTAAAATTAAACATACAAGAATATTGCATAATAAATATGGTAGTATAAAAGGTTTTACAAGTGTAAAAGATAAACCAAAACACAAATATTTATATCCTTTAACAAAACAATATAGGAGTATATGTGAAAATATGAAAAAAGCATATCCTAAATAAGCGAGTAAAGCATAAAGAGTAATGCGTTGGCTAATCCAAGTCAAAGAAGAGGTGCAATTCCATCTACTCGCTCAAAACATATAATATGGACAAAAATAGACACTTAAAAAAGGAAACAATAATAAAGGCTTTAGAAAGTAGTTTAGGTGTAGTTACAACTGCATGTAAAAAAACTGATATACCTAGAAGTACATTTTATAAATGGCTTAAAGAAGATGATGATTTTGCAAGTAAGGTAAAAGATATAGAGAATGTTAGTCTAGATTTTGCAGAAAGTAAATTGTTTGAACAGATACAAGAAAATAATACAAGTGCTACTATATTTTATTTAAAAACAAAAGGTAGAAAACGTGGCTATTGGGAGAAACAACAAATGGATATGACTACAGATGATGAGCCTGTACAAATAAACATTAAACTTACTGATGAAGATTGAAGCTGAATTTACGCCAAAACAAAGCAAAGCAATAAAATATTTATTTGATAATGAAACAAGTGAGTTGTTATTTGGTGGAGGTGCTGGTGGTGGTAAGTCATATATAGGTTGTGCATGGATAATATATAGTTGTATAAAATACAAAGGCATAAGATGTTTAATTGGTAGATCTAAACTTGATACACTTAAAAAAACTACATTAGCTACATTTTGGAATTGTTGTAGTGAATGGGGATTAAAAGCAAACAAAGATTATACATTTAATGGATCAAGTAATGTAATTACATTTTACAATGGCTCAGAAGTTATACTTAAAGATTTATTCTTATACCCTAGTGATCCTAATTTTGATAGTTTGGGTAGTTTGGAACTTACTATGGCTTTCCTTGATGAATGTAATCAAATTACACAAAAAGCTAAAGCAATATTATCATCTAGAATAAGATACAAATTAGATGAGTATGATTTAATACCTAAATTATTTATGTCATGCAACCCTGCAAAAAATTGGGTATATAATGAGTTTTACTTACCTAACAAAAAAGGCTTGTTACCAAAGTATAGAAAGTTTATACAAGCATTAGCTAGTGATAATGTACATATATCTAAACACTATAAAGATCAACTACTTAAATTAGATGAAATAAGTAAACAAAGATTATTGTATGGTAATTGGGAATATGATGATAGTGAGGATAAACTAATAGAGTATGATGCAATTTTAAATATGTATGATGCAAACAATATTGAAAATGGTAGTAAATACATATCATGTGATGTAGCAAGGTTTGGTAAAGACAAAACAGTTATAATATATTGGAATGGATTAAGAGCAGAACAAATAAAAGTTTTTGATACAAACACAATAACACAAGTAGCTGATGAAATAAAAAAAATACAAAGATTAGAAAATGTACCATTGACTAATATAATAGTTGATGATGATGGAGTAGGTGGTGGTTGTAGAGATATACTCAGGTGTAAAGGTTTTGTAAATAATAGCAAAGCAATTAATAATGAAAATTACACAAACTTAAAAACACAATGCTATTATAAATTAGCAGATTATATTAATACAGGTAAAATATATGTAGCAACTAAAGATATTACAATTAAAGAAAATTTAACAAAAGAATTAGAACAAGTTAGAAGAGATAAAATAGATAAGGATACAAAACTAGCTATTATACCTAAAGAGAAAGTAAAACAACAACTAGGAAGATCACCTGATTATAGTGATGCATTAATGATGAGAATGTATTATGAATTAAAACCTAATGTAGGTAGATATTTTGTACATTAGTTAGAGGGGCAACCAAAACAAAGAAAAAATATACCCCTCTTAACTAATTTTAAAAACGCACCAAAAATAAACAATTTATATTTACTAATAAATAAACATTACTAATGTTATTAACAATTAAGAATAAAGATTATAATATACCTAGCAAATGGTCACAAGTAAGTATTAGTAGTTATCAAAAATTTATGCTTAACTATGATGATGAGCAAGATGAATATACAAAGACATTAAATACTATATGTGCCTTTACAGGTGTGCCTTTTGCTGATTTAGAAAAATGTAAAAAAAGTGATGTAGATAAAGTTAATGTAGTTTTATCTAAATTACTAAAAGATAAAGTTAGTGAGGATTTAAATATGATAATCACAATTAATGATAAAGAGTATGGCTTTCATCCTAATCTTAAAGAATTAACATTTGCAGAATTTGTTGATTTAGATAATTATCTAAAAGAGCCTATAAAAAATTTACATTTAATAATGGGTGTTTTATATAGAGAAATTAAAAACAAGAAGAAAGAAAAATATAACATTGTAGATTATGATAGTACAACTTGTATGAAAAATGCAGATATATTTAAAGATAAATTAAGTGTATCTACAGTACAAGGTGCATCAAGTTTTTTTTTGCTTATAGGCAAAGTATATCAAAAGAATATGCAATCATCTTTGAGCAAACAACAAAAAAAGATGAAGAAACAATACACAGCAAAGAAGAGCAGTTTGGCGAAAAATGGGGCTGGTATAGTGTAATCTATAATTTAAGTAATGGAGATATAACAAAAATTAATAACATATTAGAGTTAAGTGCAAAAGAGGTTTTTACTTTTTTGTGTTATTCTAAAGATCATAGTACTTTATAAATATGAGTTTTGAATTTACAAATCAAGCAGGATTAAACCAAAAAAATGTTACACTTAGTAACATAATAAAACTATATGAAGATATAGCAGATGCAAATGAGTACATACAAGATTTTACATTTGGTGATATATTTGAAATAGATTTAAAAGAAACTAATTATGCATTATCACATTTAAGCATAGAAAGTGCAAGATTTACAAATAATGAATTATCTTATAGCTTAAGTTTGTATGTTATGGATTTAGTAAGTACTGATGAAAGTAATGAAAATGATGTACTTAGTGATACACTACAAGTTATAGGAGATTTTATAAGTCAATTTAAACATAGTACTGCATTTGGAGATGTAGAAAATGATTTTAGATTTAGTGATGATGTAAACTGTACGCCATTTACAGAAAGGTTTGATAATGATGTAAGTGGTTGGAGAGCAGATTTAGAAGTCGTAGTATCATTTAATGCAAGTGCTTGTACAAATAATATAATGTAAATTAAATAAAAATAATATGGCAACAACAGTAACAACAGCAACATTAAAAGTAGATATAACAGAAACAATAACATTGAATGGTACTACTTATGACAAAACAACAACACAAAGTATTACAGGCATAGCACAATATACATCAAGAGTATATCAGCTAAAAGCAAGTACAACACATACTGTAGTAGAGTTTGCAAGTGATCCAAGCAATAATGTATTTGATAGTGATGATTTTAAGTACATGCGTATTACTAACTTAGATGATACTAATGCAGTTAATTTAACATTTGCTACAGAAAGCAACGTAGGTTGTGCATTTCAATTAGATGCAGGTGAAAGTTTTGTAATAAGTGCATTAACAGTTGATAGTAATACAAGTGGTGGTGCGATAACAACATTAGGACATACAATATCAGATTTGTTTATTAGAACTGGTGCAAGTGAAACAGATGTAGAAATAGTAGTAGCAACTGCATAATGAGTAAAGTAAACAAAAAAACAAAACGTGTTTTTGAGATGTTTGCAAGAAAGGTTATTAGAGATTCTATAAATAACTTATCAAGACAAAATCACATAGACACAGGTAAACTAGCTAGTGCTTTAGCGTATGATTTATTTGTATATCGTAGTGGTGCATTAGAATTAAAGTTTACAATGCCTTTATATGGTATGTTTCAAGATAAGGGTGTAAAAGGTAGTCAAAGTGGTAGAAGAGCATATAAATCACCATATAGATTTAAAGGAAAAAACATAAAAGAAGATGTTATAGAAGCATGGATAAAAAGAAAAGGTTTACAAGGTAGAGATAAAAAAGGTAGATTTATAAAAAGAGAAACTTTTGCATATTTAATAGGTAGAAAAATAGCACTATTTGGTTTACCTGCAACCAGGTTTTTTAGTAATGCTTTTAGATTACATTTTAGACAAATGCCTAGAGAGGTAATTAGATCATATGCAACTGATGTAGCTGATTTTTTAAGATTTACAACTAAAGATATAACAACAGATGGCGGTACAATTTCATAAACAACCAACAAAATTTCTAAACCCAGTATATGATGATATTGTGTTTAGTTTAAAAAATGCAACACAAAGTGTATTTAATCATAAATTTGTGCTTAAAGTATTTGTAAACGATAATGTATTAACAAATTCTTATACAGAACAAGTAACATTAAAAGCAGTAAAAAATAATGATGGCAAAGCACATTTTAACATATCTAATATTTTACAAGATTTTTGTGAAACTGATGTAGATGGTTTTATAGATGTTTCTCAATTTGCATCATCTTCTTTTGATAGTGTATTTGCACATACAAATCAACACAATATACATGTTACTGATAACTTTGCACATAATAAAAGTAATCTAAAAAAATATTATGTAGTAGCTACAGAAGAGTTTAGCACAACTGCTACAGGTGAAATAATAGAACAAACAAATGTAGCAACAAGTGATAGAAGATTAGTCTGGAACGCTACAAGACAATTAGAAGATGGTTTTGAAACATTTAATGCAGATACACTTTTACTAAGTGGTAGTGATTGTTTCTTTTTAAGTGGATTAGCATCAAATGTAAACAGAAAAATACAATTAACTGATTATCACACATTAGCTTTTTTCAATGGTAAGTTTGGTAGTACAAACGCACAAGAAAGTTTTGTAGATAAAATAAACTTTGAATTTTTTAATGCTAGTGGTAACACAATACAAACAGTACAAAAAAGTATGGGAGTAGGTATAGGAAGTGGTATAACAGGTGTTACTTTTGATTTTACAGATCCTAATCAAACTTTAACTGCAATAGGTTTAGTATATGTAGGGGTAGGTTTAAAGAACTTAAATAATGCAGGTGTTATACCATCTACTGCAAGTACAAAATATGAGGTTAAAGCATTGGATAGTACAGGTGCAGTAGTAAGTGATACATACACATTTGAAATACAGGATACAGATTGTAAAGGTTTTGAAACAATTAGATTAGCATATTTAAATAGATTAGGTGCTTATGACTATTACAACTTTACTAAAAAAAGCACACGTACAACAGAAATAAAAAGAGCAAATTTTAAACAACAATATGGCTCATATCAAACAGATAACTATTCGCAAGGTACATATTTAGGTGGTGACACATCATTTAGAGTAAATGCAATAGAAACAATAGAGGCTAATACTGATTTTATAACTGAAGCTGAAGCAACTACATTAGAAGAGTTATTTACATCACCTTTAGTATATATGCAATTAGATAATGGTGTTTTTGTTAAAGTTATGGTAAATGAAAATAACTATGTTAAACAAACAATAGCAAATGATAAGCTAATACAATATGTTATTGACATACAAAAATCTAATGAAACAAGGATACAAAACTTATGATACGATTAGTTATATATGCAAGGGAAACTTTTGAGTTAGATACATATGGTGATGAAAATATTGCTATAACTTATAACATAGATGATATTACAAATGTAGAAAGCAAGTTTGGTAATTACTCAAAAACATTTGATTTACCTGCGACTAAAAAAAACAACAAATTTTTTCAACAACTTTATGATCTACAATCAGATGTATCACAATTTAGTACATTAAAAGGACATAAGTGTCAATTATTTAGTAATGACATATCTATATTTGAGGGTTTATTATATTTAAATGAAATAGTAAAAGTAGAAACAGAAATAAAATATAGAGTAAACTTAGTAGGTGAAACAATTAGATTTATAGATGCTTTAGGGGATGCTACTATATCTGATTTAGATTTTACTGAATTAAGTAATGAATTAAGTTTAACTAATATAGAAAATTCTGCAAGTAATGATCCTACAGTTACAGTAACTACTGTAAATCCTACAGGTACAACTAAAGATATATATTATAGTTATATACAAAATGGTGGCATAATAGGAAGTGGTGCAGGTAATATACACGATCATTTTCCACCTATGAATATACAAATGTTTGTAAAACTTAAAAACATTGTAGATAAAATATTTGAGTTTGCTGGTTTTGATTATCAAAGTGGTTTTTTAGATAATATGCTAGAAACTATATTTATGGATACAGGTTTGCATGATAGAAGATTTAGAGATGATATTGGTAGAGCCTTTACACACATAGACGCATCTTCTAGTGCAACTATATCAACTGAGCAAATAGACCATTTATTTTTAAGTGATGAAATAAAACCATTTGGTGGTCAAGGTAATATAAATAATACGATTACAACTAATTTTGAATTTGATGTAGTGCAAAATATCACATCATCATATGAACAAATAAAATTCTCTATAGAGCCTACGCAAGACCCTCTTTATTTTAATGATAATGATACAGGAAACATATTAACAGTAACATCATCAGGTGCTACATTAACTGCACCTGCAGTATCTTTTAGTGCTTTTATGCAAATGGAATTACATTTATTTGCAGAGCCTGGTATACAAATAAATGTTGAAATAAGAGAAACTCCATCAGGTGGTGGATCTACTACAAACACAACTTTTACTCGTGTAGTACCTGCATTAGCAGATACAATATTTGGTGATGTAGGTTGTGATACTAATCAAAATTTAGTATATCATAAAATAGCTATAAATCAAGCTATTGCTTTACAACCTAGTAGTACAATGCAGTTTTTTATTAAAACAGTAGGTACAGGTGATTTAGGTGGTACTGATGCTTTTATTTGTAGAAAGGAACACACGTTCCAAGATTATAGTAATCAAGGTGGTATTTTTACAGGTGCTTTTAATATGTCAAGTGGTTTATTTGCACAACAAAGTGCTAGTGGTACTATTAGATATTTTTATGAAAGTGATGGTTTAGGCTCAGGTGCTAATCAAACAATAAAAACAAATAGTTCTATTTTGGATTTAAGATTAACAGATGCCTTTTTTCCAAACGCTTTTAATCCTGCACAAGTATCACCAAATACACAACACAATTTTTTATATATAAGACCATTATCAGGAACGCCATTTGCAACACAAACAAGATTACACGATAATCATGGTAAGGTAAAATTAGCAGATATTATAAAAGATTTGTTTAAAATGTTTAATCTTGTTTCTGAGCAACGTGGACAAAAATTATTCATAGAGCCTTTTAATGATTTTATGCAAACAGGCACTACAAAAAATTGGAGTACAAAAGTAGATAGTACAGAAATAGTACAAAACTATGAGAAAGTACCAAGTAAAATTACATGGAAATATAATAATGATAAAGATGATGCAAGATTAAATAAATATGAGCAAGAAACAGGGCAAGAGTATGGTAGTATGGTTGTTAATTTACCTGTAGATTATATAGATGAGAAAGTTATAAAATTAGATGTGTTTAGTGCTATGGTATTTGAACAGAATAGTAGTGGTTTACGCTACCCTACTTGTTATGCAGAAAATAATGGAGTTTTTGAGCCTATAAAAAACGCACCTAGATTAATATTTAAACAACCACATAAAGTTGTAGCAACTGTTTTTAGTTCAACTTTCTCTAATTTTAATACAACACATTATAGAGTAGGTAGTCATATGAAAGATTATCCTGATCAAATGCATAGTGCAAAACCTGATCTTAATTTTGGTTATACACAAAATGTGTTTATTTCAACGCCATATCAACATGGTGCTAATTTATATCTTAGTTATTGGTATGATTACATACAACAAAGATTTACAAATGAAAGAGTATTAGTTAAAGCTAAGGTATATTTAACAGAAACAGATATATTAAATTTTAGTTTTGCAGATACTATAATAATAGATAATCAAAACTATAAAATAGTAAAAATAGAATATAACGCAGGTAAAAAAGGACTTGCTAAATTAGAAATGTTAAAACAATAATGGCTAAAATATTTCAAATAAAAAATAATACAATAACTTTTGTAGGTACAAAAGGTGAAGAGATAAGTGGAACAAGTGAAGATTGTAGATTAGTAGGTGGTGTGTTTACAGGTACAAGTTGTATAATAGAAAACAAAGAAATTAATGTTGATTCTATTAATAATAGATACACTATAGGACAACAAAATGAATTTGACTACAATGCTTTAAACACAAATGTACAAGGTAATTATAACCAAATAGATAACGTAGATAGCACACATACTATAGGTAATTTAGCACATACAACAAGACATAAAGAATTTAACCACGCAATAACAAGTAGTTTAGGGCGAACACAAAGAAGTGTCTTGATGTTTGAAGGCCGTACTACAGATGATACAGAAACAGAAATATTTATTGGTGGTGAAAGTAACAAAAGATTTATAATAGATGAAACTAAAGAAAGTGTAATAGCTTTAGAATGTTATATTTTAGCAAGGCGTGTTGATAGTAGTGATGATGCTTGTATGGGTAAATATCAACGAAATACATTTAGAGTACATTCAGGAGTATTAAGTAGAATAGGACAAAATAATTTAACAAATCATAATCACGGTATAAATGCTTGGACAAATGATTTTACTGCTGTAAGTGATACCCCTGATTACATTAAAGTAACGTGTACAGGTGAATTGAGAGTTACTATTGACTGGAGTGTAATAGTTATGGTAAATGAATTAAAAACAAGTTTTATATAAATGGATAATAATAAGAAATATCAAGCTATAAGCACATATATAATATTAGGTATGGTAGCATTAAAAAAAACATTACCATACATTACTAAAATGAAAGGCAAAAAACAATACAATAAAATACTACAAGGCAAATGGCAAATGAAGAAAGAGTAAGGTTAAGCCTTAAAATGTCCACACAAGAGGCAGAAAAAGGTTTAGAAAATGTACAACAAAGAATAAAAGATGTAAATAAAGAGCTAAAATCTAATATAGATAGTTTTGGTTTTTTAGGTGTTACTATAGGTGATGTCAAAAAGAAATTTGCAGATTTAAGACAAATAGGTAGAAAGGCATTAGAAGTTTTAACAGTACAAGGTGAACAAGCATATCTAGGTTTACAACTTATGGCTGGTGGTAAAATGAGGGCAGGTTTTGGTGCTTTATTTAAAACTATAAAAGTTGGTATAGCGGCGACTGGTATTGGTTTGTTAGTAGTTGCATTCGGATCATTAGTAACATTTTTTACAAAAACAAAAAGAGGTGCTGAATTATTAGAAACTGCTTTAGCTGGTGTTGGGGCTGCGGTACAAGTTATTACAGATAGAGCAAGTAAAGTAGGTGAAGCATTAACAAAAGTATTTAAAGGTGATTTAAAAGGTGCTATAGAAGATGTAAAAGGTGCAGTATCAGGTATAGGTGAAGAAATTGTAAAAGAAACAAAACAAATGATGGACTTGTCAGGTGCAAGTACTAATTTAAGAGATAGACAAAGAGAATTAAATGTAGAAACTGCAGAACGTAGAGCAGAGTTAGAAAAATTAAAATTAATTGCAGAAGATACTACAAAAACAGAACAAGAAAGATTAGACGCGGCTCAAAAAGGTTTAGATATAGAAACTGATTTAATGGATCGTAGAGTTGCACAAGCACAAGAACAATTAAATATTAGAAAGGAAGAGTTAAGTACACGTGAAAAAACTGCAGAAGATTTAGATGAGTTAGCACAATTAGAAATTGACTTATTTAACATACAACAAGAAAGTACAACTAAACAAATAGAACTTAATAATAAGGTTAATGCAATACGTAAAGAGGGCGAGGCAAAACGTGAAGCAGAAGAGAAAGAAAGACAAGCACAAATAGATGAAGAAAATAAAAAAAGAGAAGAAAAAGAGAAAGAAGATAATGACAAAAAGATTGAGATGCTCAAAGGTAGGTTACAAGCCGAGCAAGAGTTAGAATTAGCTAAAGCAGAAAGTGATGAACAAAGAGAATTATTAAAATTAGAACAAGATGAGGCAAATGCATTAAAAGATGTAGAGGATTTACAAACTAGATTAGCAATAATTGAAAAATTTGAAATTGCAGAAACTGAGTTAAAAAAGAAACATAACGCAGAACGTAAAGCAGATGATGAGGGAGTACAAAGGGCAAAGTTAGGTGTAATGGCAAATGCTATGGGTACAATATCAGAAATTGCTGGTAAAGAAAGTGCTGGTGGTAAAGCATTAGCAGTAGGTCAAGCAACAATAAATACATATTTGGCTGCGACAAATGCTTTAGCTAACACGCCTGCACCACCACCTTTCCCACAAATCGCGGCAGCCATGACTATAATAAATGGTTTTGCACAAGTAAAAAAGATAGTAGCAACTGATAATACTCCTAAATTTGCAACTGGTGGTATGGTACGTGGTATTGGTACTACTACAAGTGATAGTGTTAATGCAAGATTAAGTAAAGGAGAAAGCGTTATAAATGCAAAATCTACAAGAATGTTTAGACCTATGTTATCTGCAATAAATCAAGCAGGTGGTGGTAGAGGTTTTGCTAATGGCGGTATGATTGGTGGAGATTCAGGTGGAGTTACTACAGGAACAGTAAAAGCATTTGTAGTTGCTGATGAGATGACTACAGAACAAGATAGATTAAATAATATAAGAAGAAAAGCAACAATATAATTATGGAAAAAAATACAACAAAAATAGTAGAATTGGTTATAGATGAAAACCATGAAGAAATTACAATAGATGCGATAAGTTTAGTTACTGAGCCTGCAATAGCTGAAAACTTTGTTTATTTTAAAAAAGATAAACATAATTTAACATTAGCAAAAGTAGATGAAGAGCAAAAGCTACTTGTATCACCTGCATTAATACCTAACAAACAAATATATAGATTTGATGCAGAAACAAATCAAGAGTATTATGTATATTTTACTGAAGCAACTGTAAAAAAAGCAAGTGAGATGTATTTAAAATACAACAATAACAACAATGCTACAGTACAACATGAAAATAAAGTAACAGGTGTACATACAGTAGAAAGTTGGATAGTGCAAAATCCTGAAATGGATAAATCTAAGTTATATGGCTATGATGTACCTAAAGGCACATGGTTTGTGAGTATGAGAATAGAAAATGAAGAGATTATAGAACGTATAAAAAATGGTGAGCTACGTGGATTAAGTATTGAGGGATATTTTACTGATAAAATGGCTGAAATGAGCAAGTTTGCAAGAGTAGGTAGCATGGTAACAGATGGTAAAGATGGTAAAATAGATCTACCTTTATATGATAATGAAGATGAAGCACTAGCAAAAGCTAAAGAACTTGGTTGTGATGGCGTACATTCTCATTCACTAGATGGTAAAGAAGTTTTTATGCCTTGCTCAGATCATGATATTATAAGCAATTTATCAGAAATACTAAAAGAAGATTGTGGTTGTGAAGAAACAGAACTAATATCACCTAATCCTTGTACAAGTGGTTACAAGCCTATAGGACATAAAATAAAAGATGGTCGTAAAGTACCAAATTGTGTGCCTGTAAATGCAAAAAAGAAAAAAAAAAAGAAAAAAAAACGTAAGTACTTAGAAAGTTATAATGATTATCCACAAAGTGCTACAAACAACGCCAAAAGAGCAATAAAGTGGAAAGAAGAAAATGGTACAACTTGTGGAACACGTGTTGGTTGGACTAGAGCAGGTCAATTAGCTAGAAGAGAAAATATAACAAGAGATACTATTGCAAGAATGGCGTCGTTTAAAAGACATCAACAAAACAAAGATGTACCATATACTGAGGGATGTGGTGGTTTAATGTGGGATGCATGGGGTGGATCTAGTGGAATTAATTGGGCAATAAGCAAATTAAAAAAAATAGATTCAAAAAAGTAACAAAATATATAAACTTATATTTACTATAAATAACCTAACTATAAAATTTTCAAAATGGACTTAAAAACTAGAATTAGAGTTGCCTTAGGCATTGAGGAAGAAACTACTCAATTAGCATATGAGGGCAAACTAGCAGATGGTACTTTAATTGTATCTGAAGCAGATGCTCTTGCTGAGGGTGTCGCAGTAAATGTTCTTGTAGAAGATGGTACACAAATACCATTACCTGTAGGAGAATATGAAACAGAAGATGGCGTAAAATTTATCATAGAGGAAGAGGGTGTAATTGCTACAATGGTAGAAGAAACTGAAGCAAAAGATGAAGATGAAGAAATGTATGATGAAAAAGAAGAGATGTCAGATGAACATGCAGAACTATTTAATGAAATAGGAACTGTAGTTAAAGAATTATTAGAAGAGGTGCGTAATGATATAGCACGTTTATCTACAGAATTAGATGAGATAAGAGGAGAAAGCTTATCTAAAGATGAAAACATAGCTGAATTACAAGAAGAGAATGTAGAATTGGCTAAACAAGTAAAAGAATTAGGTGAAGAGCCAGGTGATAAGCCTGTAAAACTTAATAAGTTTACAAAAAATAATAAAAAAACAGAATTGTCAAAAGCAGAATATAACAAATTATCTGCTAAAGATAGATTTTGGTATAACTTAAATAATTAATAACAATAAAATTAAAAAAAAATGGGTTTTAATATTACTTCAAACTATAGTGGGGAACACGCAGGACAGTATATCGCGGCTGCGTTAAAATCTGCTAAATCTTTAGACTTTTTAACTGTTCTAGAGAATGTTAAATTTAAAAGAAACATAACAAAAGTAGCTACATCAGGATTAATTGTAGATGCAACTTGTGATTTTACTGATGCAGGTACACTTACACTAACTGAAAGAGTGCTTAATCCAAAAGAATTACAAATTAACGTTGATCTTTGTAAAAAAGATTTACTTGCTGACTGGCAGGCGGCTCAAATGAGAGCAGGGGCACACAATAGAGGAATGTCTGATGACTTTACAGCTTTCTTATTTTCACACTTAGCTATGGAAATAGCAAATAGCGTAGAAACTAGCATTTGGGATGGTTTAGATGCTAATGCAGGTGAGTTTACTGGCTTTATGCAGGCAGGTAATGGACACTTTGAAAATGATACTGCAATAGTAGAGGCAGATAATGAGGGTGGTGCAGGAACAGCGTTTACAGCATCAAACATTATTGCAAACTTACAAAATGTAGTTGAAAATATACCAAGTGCTGTTTACACTAAGGAAGATTTATATATTTATTTATCACCAACATCTTATAGAAAATATTTATCTGCTATTTCTGCCTTATCTGCTTTCCCTTTTAATCACATGGGAGAATATACAAAAATGTTTGAAGGCATTAAATTAGCAGTTTGTCCAGGTATGGTAGAAAATAAGATGTGCGCGGCACAACAGTCAAACTTATTCTTTGGAACTGATTTATTATCAGATCATACTGAGGTACGTGTACTAGATATGCAAGACCTCGATGGAAGCGATAATATTCGTGTGGTCGCGAAATTTACTGGCGGAACACAACACGCACAAGGTGGCGATATTGTGAGATTAGACTAATTAATAACTAGCTTAGAGCAAGGGGATTAAATTCCCTTTGCTTAAAAGCACTTAAAACATATAAAAATATGGCATGTGAATTAACGAAAGGAAGAGGTTTAGATTGCCGTGATGTGATGGGTGGTATAAAAGCCATCTATTTTGCACAGCATGAGGACGCTACAATAGTAGAAACAGCAGGTGCAGTTAGTGATTTAGATTTAACTACAAATTTGTTCAAATATACATTACCACGTGGTACAGGATCATTTACAGAAACTGTACAACCATCACAAGAAAATGGTACTGTATTTTATGAGCCTAGTGTGAATATTAAATTACACAAAATGACTGTAGGTGATAGAAATGAATTAAAACTATTAGCACAAAATAGATTATTAGTGTTTATACAAACTAATGTAAAAGATGCTAATGGTAAAGATAAAATTTGGTGTTTAGGAAGAGAAAATGGTTTAGAATTATCAGCAGGTACATCACAAACTGGTGCTGCCTTAGGAGATATGAATGGACTAGATTTGACATTTAGTGGCGCGGAAAGTGAGCCTTGTTTATTTGTACAAGCATACACAACAGCACCATTTGACAACGCAGGGTTTACAGTTACAATAACTGCATCATAATATATAAATTATATATATAATCAATTAAAGGTAAGGTAAAACTTACCTTTTTTTGTATATAAGCGTAATAAAATTAAGTTTTTTATATTTACTAAAAAGATGTTATATATAAAAAAGGCAGTAACAAATACTTTAAAAGTTGCATTAGCAGATAAAGTAAATGCATCTATAACACAATATAAGATAGTTTTGACAAATGATGTTAAAACATTAGATCAAGAATTAGTTATAGTACCTACATTTACTAATAGATATGCACAATTTAACATTGTAGAGCCTAGTAATATAACATTAACAGATGAGGGTAGTTATACTTATCAAATAAAAGGAGATGATGTAACACTTGCAAGAGGTAAAGCAATAGTTTATGATGGTACATTTACTACAGCTACAAAATTTGGAGATGAGGTAACATATACAGAACACACAAATACAGAAACTAACACACAATATATAACAATTTAATTATGGGATACAAAAATACAAACGATCATTTACAAGAGATGTTAGGTAAAAAAGGAACTGTAGAGGTTTTTACAACTTCGGCACAAACAAGTAAAGATTTTTACGCAATACATTTTGTAAATGAAAGTGTTATTACAAATTGTACTATAACAGGTGCAACAAATGATAGCAATTTAGATAGTAAAACAATACCTGCAGGTACTGTTATTTTCGCACCATTTACAGCGATAACTCTAACAAGTGGTTTAGCAATAGGATATAACAACTAAGATATGTTAAATCAAGCATTAGTATTAAAATCTAAAGTTTATAGTGCATTTGCTATTACTGATATTGAAAGTTTAAAACAATGGTTTAAATTTAATACAGGACAAATTGCAATAACAGATGGTATTCAATGGAATGATAGTAGTGGTAACAATTTACACGCGAGTCAAACAACAGATGCTCAAGAGGGTAGTGGATTTAGTGGTGGTGGTTTTGTAACAGATGCAGGTAGTCAAGATAATTTAGATTTTAGTACAACATATACTGATAGTGGTGATTATCACGTATTTATGGTATTAGATTTATCAGAAGAAAGTAATGAAAGTTTTTTAACAAGTGTAGATAACACATCTTTTATGCGTTTTGGACAGGGTGGTACTGCTACAGCATTTAGAATGAAACATGGTGGTACTACTTTAAATATAACACTATCAAGTGGTTTTGGTACTACAAAAGCAATAGCAGAAGTTACTAGAAATTCAAGTAATGTAGTTAGAGTTTTAAAAAATGGTGTTTCTTTAGGTAGTGGTACTGGTAGTGGTACATTTGGTTTTGAGCAATTAGGTAGTTCATCAAATGGTTTAACATCAGCAACAATATTTGAAGTGGTAATATTTAGTAGTGCATTATCAAGTGCAGATGCTACAAATGTACGTAATGATATTGCAGATAGAAATAGTATAAGTATATAATTATGGATAAAAATAGATTGTTACAAGTTTATTTAGAGCAACAAACTGCACCACGTGTAATGGAAAATGCATCTAATGATTGGATATCATATGGTGATGGTGAGTATAAAAATTTGTACCCACAATTTCTTATAGACATGTATAATTCAAGTGCAACACATTCTGCGATAGTAAATGCAACTGCATCTATGGTAGCAGGTAAAGATATTGTAATTGAAGATGAGGGTGCTGATCTTAGTACTTTTGTACAATTAAAGAAATTTTTAGCAAGTGTAAATAGAACAGGAGATTCAGCACATCAAATTATAACAAAATGTGCTTTTGATCTTAAATTATTTGGCTCATATGCAATAAATGTTATATGGTCTAAAGATAAAACTAAAATTGCAGAAATATATCACATTCC